CCACGTATCGGGTTCAAAACTCGTTATGGCATGGCATCAAACCCATTCGTAGGTTCAGATGCGGCTGATGGTCTAGCAACTAACCGTACAAACCAGTACTACAGAATCTTCCGCGTATACAACATCTTGACATAAGTCATAAAAAAAGAGGGGATCCAACCCCTCTTACTTTAAACTGGGCAGCTTCGGCTGCCCTTTTTTTATGTTAAGCTGATACTAACTCAGCCTTTGTTACTGCTTCGTTACGTTTGATAGTTTTAAGAAACTTCTCTGCATCTCTCTTACAAGCAAAGCCTTGAGAAGTTTTATCTAACATATCGAACATTGTATAATTAACTTTAAACATTATACTTCCTCCAGATCAACTGTGAATGATACTTTTGATTCTAACCAAGCAATTGCTTTTTTAGCTGAATCAAAATATTCTTCTTCACCACCTATTACGTTACCTTTAACATTAAGCTCGTCATAAGTTGCAACCCAACCAATACCTGATAAGCATTCAATGTAGCAAGGCTTTGAAGTATTTGTTGACTCAAAGAAACCTGTGAACTCTGTGGCTTTGAATTTCATCATCATTCCAAACATATCTTTTCTCCTTTTGTTATATTCCTTATCACATATAAATACTCATATGTCAACAGTTAATTTAACTTTTTAGGAAAAAAAATGCCTACATTAAATCCAGCGGTAACAGTTGCAGTTAGTGATACAGTTAGTTCTTCAGGGTTAAACAACCTTAACTACTTACAACCATCTGCGTTTAAATTAACTATAGATAGAAAGCATTTTGCAAATTTAGAGTTTTTTGCTCAGACAATATTGCATCCATCATTGAGTATGAATCCTGTTGAAGTACCATTCAAAAGAATTTCGTCTATACCATTTGCTGGTGATAAGTTGACTTTTACAGAATTGACGTGTATGATTATAGTAGATGAAAATCTAAACTCATATACCGAAATGTACAACTGGATGAATAGATTGGTTGAGCAAAACGAAACTGTTCCTAGTAATAGGCTAGCGGCTGTTCCACCATCTACAGCTGATATGACACTATCTATTCTTAGCAGCCATAACAATACTGTTCGAACAATTAGGTACCTTGATTGCTTACCTGTTAGTCTCGGTGATATGACTTTAGAATCCACATCAGGTGATGTCCAATATATTACATTCCCTGCTACGTTTAGATTTTCTACATTTGAGTTAAAATAATGACTGGAGTATATTATGACATTGGAGCAAGTACTAGAAGAGTGGGCAACCGACTCCGAACTTCCTCGTAACAACTTAGACGAAGCATCTCGTGCAACACCAAAGCTTCATGCAAAGTATCTAACATTACTATCACAAGCAAAACTCCGACTCAAGAAAGCTGAGATGGATCAGAAGAAACTTCTGAAGCTAAAGTGGCTTTGGTACAACGGTAAGATGTCAGAAGATCAGATCAAAGAACTTGGTTGGGACTACGATCCACTAGAGGGTCTGAAAGTAATGAAAGGTGAGATGGATTATTACTATGATTCTGATAAAGAGATTCAAGAATCAGAACTAAAAATACAGTACTTAAATACACTTATAGATACACTAAAAGAAATCGTCAATAATTTGAATTGGCGTCACCAAACAATTGGCAACATGATAAGATGGAAAGTGTTTGAAGCCGGTGGCTGATATTATTTGTAGACTAAAAGATTACTCTATGTTAGAAGTAGACGTTGATGCAGGCCTTGCTGCTGAACTTAGCGACTACTTCTCTTTTTATGTGCCTGGATATAAATTTATGCCAGCCTACAAAAACAAAGTGTGGGATGGTAAGATCAAGTTGTTCAATCGCATAACTGGAGAGCTTTCTGCTGGGCTATATACTCATTTGTTAAAGTTTGCAGCTCAGCGATCGTATCTTCTTGACACTGAAGAGTCGAAGTATGGTTGGCCTCTTCCTCCGAAACAACCTCTTCCAGATATACCTGATCTACTAGCTGACGAAGCACTTCCATTTCAGCCTCGAGATTATCAATACGATGCGCTTGAAACAGCCCTAACACGAACTCGAGCAATATTGTTATCTCCAACAGGTTCAGGAAAGTCTTTTATTATTTATCTGATAGCTAAGTACTGGTTACATTATCTAACTAGCGGTTGGGAATATCCCAAGGCTAGTAAAGTTCTAGTGATTGTTCCTACAACATCACTTGTTGAGCAAATGCATCAAGACTTCATTGATTATGGTATGAGTGAACGTGGGATGCATAAGATATATTCAGGCAAAGATAAAAACAGTGACTCCGCTATTGTAATATCTACATGGCAATCTATATACAAACTACCAAAGAAATGGTTTGAACAATTTGGTATGATACTTGGTGATGAGTGTCATGGATTCAAATCTAAATCTTTATCTTCTATTATGAACAAAGCTACTGAGGCTAAATATAGATATGGGTTTACAGGAACTCTGGATGGTACTCTGACCCACAAGTTAGTACTAGAGGGGTTGTTTGGCCCCGTATATCAAGTGACAACCACCAAAGCTCTACAAGATAATGATACACTCGCACCATTAGAAATCAAAGTGCTTTTAATGAACTATTCAGAGCAAATAAGGAAAGACTTTGGAAAGAAAACTTATCAAGAGGAAATTGACTGGATTATTTCAAATGAGTCTCGCAATCGTTTTATTCGCAATCTGGCTCTGGCTAATGAAGGAAACACTCTCGTCTTATATTCACGTGTGGACGCTCATGGAAAGCCACTCTACGACCTTATAAATAATAAGGCAGAAGCGGGTCGAAAGGTGTTCTTTGTATCTGGAGAAGTTGACACAAAAGATCGTGAAGCTATAAGGAAGATTGTGGAGAAACAGGATAATGCGATCATCGTCGCTTCCATGGGAACTTTCAGCACTGGTATTAATATTCGGAATCTTCATAATATTATATTCGCTAGCCCAAGTAAGTCCCAAATCAAAGTTTTGCAGAGCATTGGCCGTGGTCTTCGAAAGTCAGACAGAGAAACCAAACTTTTTGATGTCGCAGATGATCTGCATTGGAAAAAACGAAACAACTTTACTCTACTACACTCAGCAGAACGCGTAAAGATATATAATAAAGAACAATTTAATTATCAAATAGTACAGGTTGAACTCAATGGATGATATAAGACAACTAAAACTATCTTCTGGAGAAGAAATTATCTGTCAGATACTTGACTGGGTAGATGAAGACGCTGGTGATATTGTTATTAGACACGCATACAAATTACACACTGTTGATGATGATCAAAGAGGATATAGATTTTTTAATATCAAGCCTTGGATGACAATGCAGGAAGGCGATGATATGTTTGTTACTATGAATATAATGAATGTTATTGCTCAAGCTAAACCAGACAAAAAAATTGAAAAGCAATTCTGGCAGGCTGTTAAACATTCTAATATGACAGAACAAGAACTGAAACAAAAAGTTGAAGAGTATATCTCTAAGATGAAAGAAATGGAAGAAGAGCTTGATGAAGAGAATATTATTAGGTTTCCAGGGAATGATAAGTTACACTGATGCAAGATGATGAAGCGTATCTAAAGTATCCACAGCATCGTAAGTGGTTCAACAAACTATACATTGCAGAATTATTTGGTTACAAATGTGGACCTGCTGGAGTTGATATTCCAGAAGATGGAACATATGTAATTAGACCAATATATAATCTGTCAGGTATGGGTATTGGGGCAACAGTAAAACAGTTGAAAGCTGGGGATGCAAGCTCAACACCTCCTGGATATTTTTGGTGTGAGTATCTAACTGGTAAACATTACTCTGCAGATTATAGATGGGAATATGACAGAGATAATATCATGGGTAAATGGAAACAACCTTGGAAAGGAAAGTCGTGTTGGGAAGGAACTAACATGCCTATCAATCTAACCAAGTTTGTTGAATCGAAAAGATCAGACTATATACCAGAAGTACCAAACGAACTAAATATTCTAAGAGACGTTGGTCATATCAACGTTGAGTTTAAGGGTGATCAGGTAATCGAGGTTCATTTAAGAGAATCATCAGATCCTCAATACGATCACATCATCCCAGTCTGGGCATCTGACTTTGGTAAGAAGAAAGAACATATGGAACTACATGGTTTTCAGTTTATCGAGGATTATGATAATGCAGATGGACACTTAGATGATGCACGAATTGGATTTCTAGTTAAATAATATACTGCCGGCCCAAAGGACGCTCTTAGATTATACCCATGATCTACGGAACTGTCAACAGAAAAAACCTGTTGTACAAAATATTTTTTTACTATATTATATAATAAATTAAGGATATATTATGGCAAAACGTGACAATATTCATTATGTAAATAACAAAGAATTTTCTCAAGCTGTGGTTGATTATTGTACTGAAGTCAACCAAGCTAAGAATAGCGAACAAGAGATTCCAATTGTTCCGGATTATATTGCTTCGTGCTTCTTGAAGATTGCAGAAGGGTTGTCGCACAAGTCAAACTTTATTCGTTACACATATCGTGAAGAGATGGTAATGGATGCAGTTGAGAATTGTTTAAAAGCAATCAAGAATTATAATGTTGAGACAGCAACTCGTACAGGCAACCCCAACGCTTTTGCATATTTCACACAGATTAGTTGGTATGCATTCCTTCGTCGAATTGCAAAAGAGAAAAAGCAATTTGATATCAAGCAAAAGTATATGACATCCTCAGGTATTGAAGAGTTCATTATGACTCAAGATGATGATGTTCAATCTCAACAGATTGTTCAAGCATTTGTAGACACATTGAAGGATCGCATTGATAAGGTCAAAGAAAAAGATCAAGAGATCAAAACTTTTGCCAATCAAGAAAAGAAACGAACAAGAAGGGCATCTAGTCCTATAGATTCAGATTTAAGTGGCTTTTTATGAAAATATTAATTATGGGTTTGCCAGGAGCAGGAAAGACACATCTTGCTCTGCGCTTGCATGTTCATCTTAACTGTGCGTGGTATAATGCAGATGCTGTTCGAAAGATGGCTAACGACTGGGACTTCTCAGACGCTGGTCGTCGACGTCAGAGTGAACGTATGAACACAATTGCTACATTTGAGGCTACTCGTGCTCGTACAGTTATATGTGACTTTGTTTGTCCAACAGGTGAAACTCGTAAGAAATTTAATGCTGATATCACTATCTGGATGGATACAATTGAAGCAGGTCGTTACGATAATACAAATAAGATTTTTGAAGAACCAAAAGAGGTGGATTATCGTATTCGTGGATTTATGTCTGATGAATCAATTATAGAATTTGCAACTGAGTTGCGAGATAAGTACCATGTTTGATCCACAAAAACCTACTACACAAATGCTCGGCCGTTGGCAGCCTTGGCACGATGGCCATACTGAATTATTTAAAA